TTAAAAGATATAATTACCTTTTGACCTTTTGAACCTGTTAATTTTTCACGAACTTGTCTAGATTGAACTTCCCTTTCTTCTTCACTTGGTACACCGTTATTAAAGTTTACTACTTTAGTTCCTGAAAATCCGTTTTGAACGTCGTTAATAAGGTAATCAGCAATTTCACGCTCTAATACAGCATAAGGTAAACCAGCGCCGTAAGAAATACTCCCGAAATACTTAATATTTGGTGCGTATGAATGTACATACATTACCTCGATTTCACTATTTGAAGTTCCGAATACTGGGTACGATTTAGGAGTAAAATCTTTAGTGTTATTCCAATTATCTGAGTAAAAATAATCTGTTATTTCTCCTTTTTCGTTACACTTTGCTGGACGCCATAAATTAACTGGACTATGTAATATTTTAGCCACATTTTTTCTATCTTCAGTATAAAGAATCTGTAACATTGTACCACCAAAACCGTAAAAATCAAAACATTCTTGTTTAACATCTTTCTTTGGTAAGATAGACATTATCTGAGCGTATTCCATCGGCTTCAAACTCGCTCTAATAACTCCTAATCCTTTGCCGTAAATCATTTTACTGATTGCGTTAATCAAAGTTTTATTTGTAGTTGAGTAGTTATAATTATCTATTAAATAATCATAATGCTTGTCGTCTTTACCGTATGTTACCCACTCTTTAGAACGGTCTTCTACGATTTCAGGAGACTTGTACTCGCTTAAATTAAACACATGAAAGTTACTCTTACTCATAGAAAATAAATTCGTTATCTGTTGAAGGCTCTATAAATTCGTCCTTTAATATTTTGTAATCTTGTGGCGTTTGGTCCGTGCAGTATATCTTATCATAAAACAATAAATTCGAACCGCTGTATAGTTTTAAAACGTAGAATCTATTTTCTTTTAATTCAAATTCAGCTTGAATCGTATAGTAATATTCAAATTCTGTACTGGATAAAATAGGAATAGTTGTTTCAACACCTTCAAGTTCATCCAATATAACAAGCGTATCAAAGAACCCTCCACGAGGTGTTACTTTGAATTCTTGCATTGCTGTCGATGTCGTTAAAACTATCATATTAATATAACTTGAAACGAATTTTTTGTATTTTTTCCGCTTATCCGAAAAAATCACCGTTCAACACAATTAGTTTTGTTTGTGTTGGATTAAAAAAGTATATTTGAATTCAATTTAAAACAATTAAAAATAATAACTAAAATTTAATAAGTGTAACCAATAAAAATAGCAATATGAAGTAGTTTAGTGATTTAATAGTGATTTTTAAGCATGAAAAAGCCCTCGATTAATTTCAAGGGCTTTTCTGTTTGTAGTAGTAAATATTAAACCGTCACAATAGTAGCTGCAGTAAACACTCCACTTATCAAAGTTGCATCAGATGTACAATCTAAGAAGTTAGCGGGTATGTTTTCCATTCCTGTAAATGTTAATTTATACCCATTAAAATCTCCTAATGCTGTACCAGTATCAACAGAACCAGTCGTTAAATCCATTCCACGCTCTAAACCAGCTAAAAAGTATTGATTCGTACGTGTTTTAACAACAATATTAGGACGTCCGTATGCAAGCAACTTAAATGTTTTGTGCATTGAAATATCCATCTTTTTCAACTCAGCAGTTAATACTTGCTCAATGTAAGTAGTACCATTTTCACGACTAGAAGTTACATTTTGAATAAAGTTATTATTACCTTTCAATTCGTACTTATACAAAGATGTAACGTTTGCAATCTCTGTAATTAAATCTGTATTTGTTACATCGTATGTAACGTCTACTTCAGGATTATAATCCCCAAAATTAATGAAGTAAATAGCATCAATTCCACTGACTGAATCTTTACACTGCTCCTTTCTTCCGTTTGCTATATCACAAGCCATAATTTCTAATTTTTATAATTAATAAAAAAGGGCGGTGTTTATTGCACCACCCTTAATGAATTTGTTGTTAATATTAGTTAGCAGCGTTCGTAATACCGTAAGTAACAATATCACCAGCGAAACCGTATTGACATCCAGCTGTATAACGCATAATCAAACGAACATTTTGAGAGCCATCGATATCAGCCATATCAATCAATTTAACCTCGTTATGGTCGTTTAATAACCCTGTACCAAACCACAAGTTTTCTTTGTAAGTCAACATTGCAGTATTAGCAGCCATACCCATTGTCATAAAGATAGCGATACCATCAATAAATAAAGGTTGACCAGCGTACCACATTGAACCTTTAGCATCGTAACCGTTAGCACCTAATCCCGAAGCACCAAACCCGCCTAAAGACTGCAAGTAAGCTAAGTAAATGTTTTGTGAAACATACATAGTCAAACCATCGTAACCATAAAGGCGAGAAGGTAAAGCAGCGATAATTTTACGTAATTCAGTTACTACGTTTGCAGAAGTTACAGTTGTTCCAGCTACTTCTTGAGTAGTTGGTAACGCAGCATCCAATGAAATTAAAGTAGAGAACCCTGAGAAAGAACCCGCTGTTCCATTCGCTCCAGTCCAAACATCAACTTCAGTTTTAGCGGCAATTTTTTTAGCTGTTTGAGCAATGATATACGTTTGTAAGTTTGGAGGTAATTTATCATGCGCTGTGTACCCCATTGAGATTGCATCCCAATCATCTCTGAAATCTTTTTTACACAAAGTTAAATTAACTTGTAATTCCTTAGGCTCTAAGATTCTTTCATCAATTGTAACAGTAGAAGTCGGTGTGAAATCACATGAGCCATTTGCTACTAAATCATCAGAAAGACCTAAAGTCTTAACTACTTGTTTGTATTTAATATTTTGCTTAACTGTTACTGCATTTTGAGCTAAAGTCGGAGCAGATAACAAAGCAGCTGAGATGTATTCTCCAGCTTTTTCACCAGCATAAGTGCTATTAACGTTTGTTGTTGTTGCCATTTGTTTTTATTTATAAAGTAATTGTTCTACATTGTTTGAAACTGAGTGATTAAGTTTTACTTCTTTCACTTCAGTTTTTTTCGATTCAGGATTAAAAGTAATCGGTTGTGAAGCTGGAACTAACTCTTCTTTTAGTTCAACTTTTTCACCTTTTAAACTTTCTAATTCCTGTTTTAAAGAAATGTTTTCAGCTTTCAAAGATTCATAATCTTCAGCAGAAAAATGTGTTTCCTTAACTACACTTTCGATAGTTTTCTTCGCTGTTGGAGTTGGTGCTGGTGCGCCTGTTTCCTTTTCCATTTCTTGCTCTTCAGCAACTTCTTCCTCTTGGCTTTCTTCTTTAATTTCTCCGATAACACCCTCTTGTGAAATCACAATCATACGTCCATCTTCTAAAAGATACTCACCAACTGGAACTGGAATTCTATCCTCACCATTTACAACAAAAACAGGCTGACGACTTTCGAATAAGTCAGCCTCAATAACGGTAACACCGTCTTGTAGCTTCATTTGTTCTAATTTGATTTTACTCATTTTCATAAATTGTTTAAATTGTTCCTTTTTCTCAGAAATAAAACCGATAATATTTTCAATTGTAATTCCCATAACTATAAAACTTTTCGTTATTAATTTGTATTGTTTTTTAACGTGAATTTGACTTGCTTCTAACAGTGTTTGTGTTAATTACATTTGAGATTCTACCATCTGAAAGTTGACCGATTCCCTGATTAATTAATTCACCATTGCAACACTCTTTTGAATACGTTCCATCTTCGCAAAGACACGCTCTTTTTCCACCTTTTGGGCTTGTTGTTTTTGTTTTATTTTCCATGTTTAACTATTTAAAATTTTAGTAACCTCTTCAATAATATCAATTTGTTTAGATTGTTCTAAGTAATCTTCAAGACCTGAATAACGAGCCTCAATCGAAAATCCTAAGTATTCACCAGCTTTTACTTTTTGCCATTCTTCGTCGTTGTAGATTTTCATTCGAACAGCCCAACCACCTACTTTTGGCTCAATGTTGTAAAGATTAATTTTATCATGCTTAGTATCTTCTGTAATCCATGATTCGATAACAGACACACCTTTTACATCTTTCTCATGTTCTGAAGTAATATCGTTTAAGTGTAATGATTTCATAAACAACTCAGATGTTTTACGAACAGTTTCAGCTGAAAAGAAAACATTAAATTCTTTTCCACCCATGTTACGATAAATCTTTTTATCAGGAATTAAAGCGTAACCAACTACTTCACGCCTTTCTTCATTCGTGACTTTGAAATGAATTTCCGTTTCAGATAAGTAAATAAAATTATCTTGGATAGCTGGACTTTTAACCAAAGAAATTGCAAACGTTCCATGTTCGTTTTCATCTACAATTGTCAACTCAATATCTTCTAATTTTTTCATAATGTATATTTTAATTTAAAACTTATAAAACGCTTTTTTGTATAATATTACGCTCCAATTCTTGCGCTGTTGTAACTTCACCTGAAACTACATAAGCCTTAAACGGCGCTAAGTTTGCAAGTGGATTTGTAGAAGCTCCACCAACTACATTGAATGTTGGATTACTTGTTGTAACTCCTGTTGTAGAAGTTGAAGCGCCTCCACCAACTGTTGAAGCGCTTACACTAGATGAGCCTCCGAATTGTTGTTTTGCAATTGAAGCAACTTTAACAGCACCAAATGCACCAGCAACACCAGCTTGAATAAATGGATAAGCTGGAAAAACACTTGTAATCGGTGAAGCTGAAGCTGTTGTAAATGCGTTTTGTGTTCCTTCGATTGCTGAAATAGTCGCTTGTGTTATTCCTAAAGCCTTTTTGATTGCAAAATCTCTACGTGCTTGTTTTTCGTTTTTAGCGCTGAATAAGTCGCTTATTTCTGAAATCAAATTAAGTCCATCTGTGACGAATGAAAGTTTAGCCTGTTCAACTTGTTTCTTAAGTTCTAATTGTTGTGCGTCATACGCTTTTTCTTCTTCAATACGTTTTTTATTAGCTTCAAGTATTGCAGTGTTTTTCTGCATCTCTAAACCAACTTCAGAAAGTCTGTCGTTTTGCTTCGAGTTTTTCATATCCTCGATTGCTTGTCTTTCTTCCTCTACATACTTATTGTTTATGAGTTGAATTTCAGCTTGCAAACCTTCCTCTAATACAGTTAAATCTTTTCCGTATTTTTTAGCGATTGCAATTTGTTCATCGTACTTTCTTTGAACTGCTAAAATTTCCTGTTCCCATTGAGAAAGTCTTTTATCATGTATTTCTTGCTCAAACTTTGACAACTCATCTAAATCGTTTTTACGTTTATCGTTGTTGTTTTTTAACGTTTCTGTTTTTTTATTATCCGATTCTGTTTCAATGTTATTTGCTTTATCTAAATTTTCTGCTTTCTCTAGTAATTTCGTAGCTTCATCTTGAAATATTTTAGCACGTTTTTCAGAATTAGCCTGTTCTGCTTTTACACCTTCAGCTTGTGCTTTTGCTAATTCTTTTAATTCCTTTTTCCCAATATTACCACCACTTTTTAATGATATTAATAACTTATCAGTAAAACTTGTTTGGTCTTCAAATTGTGCTGTTAATGCGTTCGCTTGTTCTTCAGCTGCTTTATTCAGTAATGCGTTTGCTTGCGCTCTTAATGCTGTTGCTTTAATATAAGCATCCGTTTTATCTCTGAATATCTTTTCAGCTTCATTGTAACTTGTTGCTTTTCCTAACGAATCCCCTAATGTATCATTATAAGTTTTTAAAGCTTCTTCTTTAGAAATAACTCCTTTCTTTGCTAACTCAAAAGATGAACCAACTTTGTTTACTTTTGTGATTGCTTCTTGTGCGCCCTTGTTATAATCTTGTATAGTTTCGTTTAGTGCTTCTTGTGCTATTCTTAAGTTGCTAGATTTACCTGTTAACTCATCCCAAAACTGACCTAACTCATCACTGTAAGCGATAGCAGTTGCAATAGCTGTTATTATTAAACCAATACCAGTTGCTATAAAAGCTTTTGAAGCGTTTGACATATTTTTAAAAGCATCCGTAACAGTTGATTTTAAAGCGCCAAAAGCACGACCAGCATCTTCTAAACCTCGAAGTCCTTCAGCTAAAGCCATTGCAGACTGAACTTTCAATAAAGCCTGTTCAACTTGACCGCTTTCAACTCCTAGTAAATTAACAGCGCCTTGAACAGCTCCAAAGCCTGAAGCAACAGAACCGAGTGAAGTACTTAAAGCTTTAAATGTTCCACCACCTTGCAAGTTCTTAATAGCTTCTGCTGAATCGTCAATAATATCCTTTAATTCGGCTGCTTTTTTACCTGCTTGAATTGCTTGTACGGAGTTTTCACCATAAGCTTCTGCCATGGCTTGTAATTCCTTTTTAGCTTCTGCAAAACGTCTTTTTAAGCTTTGCGTATTATCCTGAATTTCTAATTCAATTACTTTCTTTTCTGCCATTTCATTTTAGTTTGTCTCACAACTTTTTTAAAGTCATAAGTTAATTCATACTTACCTTTAGCAATTTGAATCGCTTCACTATTACTATTAAATTCTTTAACTCGTAATAATTCCAAAATAGTTCCTATCATTCCTCTTCCTCTTGAATTAAAATATATTCGTCTTCAGTGTCTCCATTTGTATAAGTGTAAGTTATCGTAATGTAATAACTCGCATCCTCTCCCTGTTCACTTCTTCTTGTAATAATATCCTCAGTCACTCTAGTTAATCCGTCTTCAGTAATACGAATGAATTTAGGATTTGAACCAGTTGGAATTGTTAAGTCAGAATATCCATCACTAGTGAATGTGTCAGGGCTTGCTGTAATTCCACTTGCTCCAACATCTATTTCAGCCTTTTCAACTCCGTTTGGTAATGGTACACTAAACTTAATAACACCACCACCTGTTGGAACTTTGATAATTCTACCAACTCGAACTGGTCTAAAGTCTAATAATAAAACTAGGTTTACAACTCCTGTCGTAAGGTTGCTTTTCATTTCGTTGATAATGTATCTTTTATCACGAATAATTAACCTATCATTTAGTTTTAAAGTAGTAAGTAAGCTAATCGGTAAATTTGTTTTAACATAAACTAATCGATTGTTTTTATTATAAAGACTATTTAAGTAAGGAAAAAAGTAAGTGTTAAATAATCCGTTATTGATTGGAGTTAAAAGTAAGCTACTTATATCGTTTCCAAAATTCAAAGACCATGTATTCAAATTCCAGTACACATCTTGACCAAGTGGCAAATATGAATTAATATTTTGTTCTGCACTTCCATCGTAAAACTTAAAAGCTGAACACGTGGTTTGCTTGTATAAGTATAACAATACTGGCTTAGGTGTATAGGGTTTATAATCCGGTGCTGACTCCAAAGCATAACCAACTTGTAAATTAGTGCCGGTGAATTGCTGAAATAAAATATTTTCAAATCCTACTTTTATATTCAACTCGTCGCCATCGTAAGGGAATTGATAACTTAAATCGCCGTACTCATAATTGTTTAATTCTTTGAACTTAACATTTAAAAACGATTTACTTTCTTCACGATTGAAAGCTATCTTTTTATAAAGTTTCACACGCTCCACATCAATACTATCTACGTCTGTATAAGTTGTAATATCGATAATTCTACCTTTATTATAGAAATCTTCTAAAGGTTCGATTTGAAAAACTGTATCACTTAATGGATAACAAGTTAAATTAGCTTCTTTCAAAACGTCTCTAAAGAAATCCATTATTTTCATTTCAGGTAATGTCTGAGAAATATTTACATTTCCTGAAGTTGTCATTAATGTAGATGCGTAAGCGAATGACTGAATTAAACCAGTTTCTAAAACACCCGAATTAAAATAAGTATAAGATAAATCATAGTAAGTATTAGCTTTAAAACTTAGTGTAGCATCAGCACGTAATTTAAACTCAACAACTTTACTTAAACCAACTACATTTACGTCGTTAAATATTGTATAAGTTTGGTTGCCTAATCCGTTTACAGTTGTAAATAAAGCACCGTTTACATAAACATCAATGTAATAAGGAATTGAAGTATTTGAAACACTATAAACAGTTACGTAAACTTTGTGGTTAACACTGTTTAAAGGTGGTACTCCTGAAAGCCCTGAAACATAACCGTAAGTAAGTTTATCAGTAGTTATATTAAAAGCTGTTGTGTTATTCGTAGTAATATAATTAAATTTAGTCGGAACTGTTGTAAAATTATATTCAAGTGAATTTTTAGCCCATAAAAATAGATTAGTAAATCGACCATCTGTTAAGTAATTACCTACAAATGAAATGTTATAATCATTTTCAATCGCATCAAATATTCTAGCAACTTTAATCGCTGGAAATAATTCTCTATAATCAATACGACCCGCTGTTACATTTATATTATTAGCGGGTACTGCTCCAGCGTAATCCCAAACACGTTCTGAAGAAATTAATGGATAACGAATATCGTAATTAGTAGTACCGATTATTCTATTGTAAATTTGCGTTCCATCGTATGCGTGTGTGTAAGCACTTAAATCTAAATCACTTATTAAACCCTCTCCGATTAAATCTTTTAATGAACGAACAGAACCATAGAAAGTAATTGTGTAAGACTCAACCGAACCCATTTTAAGATTAGACTTTTCTAATTGAATTCTACCATAACGAAAGTGTGTTAAATCAATTTCAATCTTTGCTGAACGTCTTACTTGAAAATCTAAAGTACCTTGCACCTCTGAATTGTAGAAGTGTTGAAAAATACGGTTGTTATTAGTTGAAGCTGGAACGGTAAAAGACTGCGAAAAGTCATTAAATATTTGTGAAATATCCGTAATGTTTTGAACCGAACTTGTGACCTCAATATTTTCATCATTGAATAACTCCAATAATTTACCCTCAATGTATATTTGAATTTTTCTATTCATTAGATAACTGAATTTATAGTGTCGTAAGCATAGATAAACTCAAACTCGTAGTTATTCATTTTACTATTTATTTGCTCTTTCTTCTCAATGCTTTTTGTCTTACAAATTACTGGTGAATTGTTTAATAAAATACGTTCACTATTTAAAACCTGAAGTAATACATTATAGAATGAGTCATCTACAAACCCGCTGTTAACTCGAATAGTTTCTTTTGAATTTGTATTAAATGTTTTTCTTTGCCCTTCTAAAATATCGTAGTTTGAATTACTTGTTTGCATCAAATTAAATTCGCTGTTTGTCATTTCTTGACTGCGATACGAAGCTTTAAAAAAGAATTGCCTTTGCCATGCTCCGTACTTATTTACAAAATCAATTACTACTGGTTGGTAACGACATTCTGGCATCGGTTTAAAGTAGAATGTTTTCAATACCGTAACACCTGAAAGAACCTCTAATTTATTACCTTGACCCATCCATGTATCAACAACTACATAAGCATTTACTTGTGAGTTATTCGAAAGTGATTCTGTTTGAGTTGCTCCTGTAACTAAATTCGTATAACGTATTGAATAACTCGTCAATGTTGAAACGGTAATATTTCCAGCACGTGCAAGTGAATTTCCTATTAAGTCAGCACTTGAATCGTAGTGATAAAAATAAGTTCCTTCATCTAAAAGAACTTCACCTAAATCTACATTAGCACCTTCGTTATAATATCCATATCCATCGAAAGCAATGTACGTAAGTGTGTTTAATAAAGTAGATGTGTTCTTGTATCTTTTTACTTGAACATTACACCACTGGTTGTTATTCATGTTTGTAGTTGAATTTAACAAAGCATCAAAGAAAGTGTGCTTAATCTTTTCACGCAAGTATGGTGCAATATTATAAGAAGTCAACAAGTTAGTTGAACTCGGCACATTCTTTGAAAGTGTGTAAGTAGGTGAAGCGGGTATACTACTCGGATTATTCCAAACAAATACTTCTAGCTTAGAACTTGTTTGTCCTGATTCGTTAATATCAATTATAAAAGGTGAACGTGCTGAAATCTTTTGTGCCATGTTATTTTAAATTTTCTAATGTGAAGTCTAATAAGTTGTTTAAATCCAAACCGAATGATTTTACAATATCCTTATCTAACTTCTTAAATTCCTTTTCAAACGGTTTAGTAAAGAAAAGACTTGGTTTTATTCCGTAGTTGTAAATCTTTCTAGCTATTGCAAACTGTAATTGTTTTCTAGTTACAAATTTTCCACCTTCTCCACGTGGTGCAATTCCTTTTTTGATTATCCATTTATCTAACTTACTTGGTGGTGGCATTTTATCACGATAAGTAAAAGGTGTATTATATTTCTTTTTAACACCACTCACACCTTTGTCTTGAAATTGTCCATAAGGTAACATTTCGAAATTCAATTCGAAACTATTACGACTTACTTTTAAATTACTTTTTAATGAGTTGTAAAGCGATTTAGATGAATTCTTTTTCATACGTGTCAAATTACTTCTAGACTGTTTTATCACAGATTTTCTAAAAGAATCTAACGCTTTGTATGTTTCACTTTGCTTATCCATCACATGAAGTCATATTATTTTCTACAATTAAATCAAACGTGAAAGTCCAACCACTTAAAAAGTTTTCAAAACGTTCGGTAAATGGTTCGACTGAATTGTTTTCAATATCAATATTAATAGAGAATAAATCGCCTGATTTAATGCGTTTAAAAATCCTGTTATGAACTAAAAGTATTTGATTGAACACATCTAGTTCGTTATCGTTTCCTTTTAGTTTATTTGTAGTTTGTTTTTTAACAATATCAACCGCATCCATTCCAATTATAGAAATATTATAAATAATAGTATTGTCTGTAAACGATGCGTTATTACAAATGATGTGATACAAAGACATGATATCCATACGATTAATATTAACCTCGTCAATCGTTCCGGTTGTAACCGTATTTACATTTGCTTCACCTCTGTAAGCATTTGCAAGCGTATCTATTAAAACGTAGTAATTCATTTCTTAACCATTATTCGTGAATATTCTGTTTCGTAAAGTAAACAAGTTAAATTTTTTCTAAGGGATTGAGCTGTAATTTCATCGAACTTTGTAACATCTCCTTTAGCGAGTTGATGTATGTGCTGATACCATCCCCATCGTTTAGTAAAGAGTTGTTTTTCATCGTAGAGTTTAAACTTGTTTTGCTCATTCTCTTCAGTTCTTTCTCCAAATAGTTCACTGAATTCTTCAATAATTCGTTCCCTAAATGATAAAAAAAAACCATCGAACCAAATACAACTGACATTGGAGCGTATTTCATTACCTCAGAATAGTTTGCAGTCCCTTTATACTCTTCAATTTTATACCTTTCTTTTTTACTTTCCGTTATTGGTCTAAACATTACAGCCATTGCTTTGTGATACGTAGTCCAGTCAGTAATGTTTG